AAACGTCCTGCCTGTCGTGGCGCTGCCTGTGGTGCCGCCGATTGACGAAGATAAACCTTCATTGCCCGCTCCGGGCATAGTGACATAATCTGAAGTGCTTCCGAAGAAAGATGCGCCGTTGTCGGTGCTGACGCGAACGCGCCTTACTCCTGAAGCGGTGCAAGCGACGTTGCGCGCTATCAGCAAGATTTCATTTGCGTCACCAAGACCTGTGAAGTCTACGTTGGCGACATTGACGCTCCAAGTCCAAGAACCTGCCAACGTCCATGCACTGCCTCCACCTCCACCTGCTGCGGCCCACTCCGGGTCTGCTCCTGCACCATTCGTTTTCAGAAACTCGCCTGCGGTGCCGGGTGCCAGTGCGGCCCAGGCTGCTGCATCCCGAAACAGGATGGACCCTTGCACGTCAGTGATTTGGTCGAGGATCGCTTGCACGTCGGCAGAAATCGTCGGGTTGCTCAACAGCGAACCGTCGGGAGTTATGTCAATTCCGACGCCTTCCTGCAAAGTCAAGGAGCCGACAAAATCTTCGACGATCTGCTGTGCCTGATCTGCTGAAATGGCGTCGGCAATGTCGATTTGGCGCTGCTGCGCCCATCGCGTGAAGTAGGGCGTGGGCTTGCCGTCCTCTCCGACGATGGCAAATTTCAGATCGAGCGGCTGCGGCTTACCCGTCATCATCGCTTCCTGAATCGTTCATTTCCAAACCGTCAATGCGAGCAATCGCTCCATCATCTGTCACCATGAAAAGGCGACCCGGCGCTTCGATCTGGCCTAGCGAATACCATGAGATTTCAGGATTGAATACGCCTTCGGTGACTGCCGCCGAGCCGCAATCGTAGAAAGTCTCTCCTGCGTCGTCGCTCAAGGCCAAGGTGACGCTTGCACCTTCATAGGCTGGCTCTCCCATGTCGGTAGTCAGCCAAGCGGCGTAGCAAGGCATCACCTTGCGACCCTTGATCGAGACTTGACCCATCACAATGCGCGGAAAATATAGGCGCTGCTGCTCGGCTTCGGAAAGCGGGTTTTGGTCAAAGGGCTGAGTAGGATCGAGGAACCAGACAAGGCCATAAGCATCATCGCCTGCGACGATATTGCTGCCGTTGACTGCGCCGAAAGCTTCGCCGCCGATCCAGTTGATCCCGTAATTCACGCGCCAAAAAGGAAGGTCCGGGCTGCGCCAATCTACCCACTGTTCGGAATACAGATCATAGACCAGAGTTTCGCCGTCTCCGAGACGGAGCACATAAAAATCGTGCCCGTCCAGCGGGAAATACCAGACCCGAACCGAGGGATTTTCGACGCGGCCCGAATAGACTATGATCATGTCGGCCTGAGATACTTCCACATCGCTCAAGGTCAGAGAGGGATAGACTAGGTCGATCCCTGACACGTCGACGCGATCTGCCGGGATATTGAACACTGCAAGCGTATCTGCCTGCGCCACGTCCGCATTGGTCGCGGTTTCGCTGACGACGGAGATATCCGCCTGGGTGTTCTCGACCGATACCGCCGCCACCATTTTTAGGTCGTCCTGTCAATTCTCAGTAGAGCGTCATCAACCGCCGCAGGGCTCCAAGGGCCGATTGCCGCAGGGTCCACTTCCGACACGTCGAAATAGTAAGAGAATGCGCTCGTGATCGGGCGATCTGCGCCATTATCCCAATCGACACCGTTGGGAGAGAGCGCGTTTTGGACCGTCGCGTCGCCGCCGTCGATTTTGCGCATCCGAGCCACGCTGATCAATCCGCGAACGCTGGTGACGTCAGGCGGAAGGTCTTGCATTTCGAAAGCCATTGGCGCGGGCGGTGTGTCGTCCGCACTCATATAGGTGGCGTCGTTCGGCGCATCCTTCGCCAACAGGTTGAAGCCTGTCGTGCCGGTGCTTGGCGTCCAGCCGCCGAGGGTGTTATCCCCGCTCGGCTCGAGCCTGCGCACGATCACTGTGCCCATAACATCGTTATTCTGCGTTCCAAGCCCGTCCCAAATCACCAAGTCCTTGAGGAACATGGCAGAGCCGATGGTGGCAGAGTTGCGCAATGAGAAATTCACCAATTCGATATTGTCTGCGGTGTCAATACCTGTCCACGTCAAGCGCTGCACGCCGTTGATGTAAAGCGAGCCTTCGCCCGCGACCTTGTCATGGACCATTTCCCAATGGTTCCACGAAGACGGAGCAATAATCGGATTCACGCTGTCTGCGACCTGCACGAGAGCGTCTGCCTGTCGCCCTATGACTCTGATCGAGCCATTGAGTTCGACCAAAGCATACAGGAGATAATCTCCGTCGCTGCGCTGGATACCCATCACCGCAGGGCGTTGGCTTTCGGTGCCTGGCAAGGTATCAAGCCAAACGCGCGAAAGCACGCCGATTGTGCCTGTGACAACCGTAGGAAGCGCGATGCGAAAGTCTCGCTGCCAGTTGTTGCCGTTCGCTCCGACTTTGAAGGCTCTGCCCGATTCATTGGCATCGGGATCGGCTACGACCTGCCCGTTATTCGTATTGCCTATGTCGGCATAAGGGAGCCCTGCAAGCATCGCGGTGCGGCTGCTTACGCCAGTGCCGTAGCGACTGAAATCATCTGCCCATTGCATCGACATTTCTAAAACCCTCTTAGCGACTGTTCTTCGATTGATTTGCGGATGCGCTCTTGAATATCAGGGCGTGAAATTCGCTTGACGCCGCCCGAAATCTGAAAAACGCCGCCTTCATTGTCGACGATTATCATACTATCCTTGATCTGAATAGCGGTGCCTTGCCAAGCGCCTCGGTCGAACACGATCCCTTGCACTCGCAAAACCGGCGCTTCTGGATCGCCGCTGAAATACCATGCTTCTGTGGTCGTCGCTCCTGGCAACCAGAATTGATCCCCGAAAACGACGACCTCTGTGATCGGGTCAGGCGCTCGCTCTGCCGTGGCAAAATTGAATTCGTCAATTGTGGTTTCGCCTGGCTCGATCCAGAAAAACCGACCGTTGATCCCTTGGCCTTGTGCAGGGACCAGCACGACATAGGACGCGATATATGCGAGGCTGATAATGCCCACATTGTCGGGCGTGTTGATCTGGAACCAGATCGGGTTTCCGCCGTCGTTGAGGGTGGCTCCTTGCGTCCACTCGATAGCTGCGCCCGTTTCTGTCGTAACTGTCGAATTGCCGAGCACACCGATCAAGTTTGACCTGACGCTAACGTCGGTCGCGGTCGATGAAGTGCGCTGCACGTCAGGGTTGAGCAACAGCGCAGTGCTGTATTGCGTTCCTGCAAACCCGGTCGCACCCACTGCGTCGCCTAGATTGGTCCATGCTTCGGCGGGTGAGACGCCAAGAGAAACGAGCCACGGATTGCCCACCGTTCCGCTCGGCGATCCTGTATCGACGCTGCCGCTGGTGAATTGGTAATAGACCGACCCCATGCGGACTACGTCGGTATTCGCCGGGGTGCCTGTGATCGTGCCTCTCGCAAAACCGTTCTCGACATAGCACATGAGCGCCGATCCCGCCGACACGAAAAGATATTCCGGCGTCTCGCCTATGTTGCTGGTCGCAGCCATTCGCACTGCCGAATTGGGATTGGCGCTCGGAATGTCTCCGATTGCAGTGATCCCGCCACCTACGCCGATGCGATAGAGCGTTTCGCCGCTGGCGACGAACAAGGCGTCAAGGAAGCTGCCTGCCTGACTGTATATGCCCCGGATCGGTCCAGAGCCTACGGAAAAACCTCTGCGCAGGCCAGGGCGCGCGATCAGCGAGGATTGGGTATCTGTCAAGACAGGATTTTCTTCGAAATACCTGTTGCGGGTGCGAATGCGCGCCTCTTTCGCTACTTGGCGAAAGTAATCGCTCCGTCCGAGAGGGATATCGGGCATGGCTTAGGGATTTCCGAAATAGCTGCCGCGATTGAACGCTTGCTGCGACGAAAACTGCCGTTGCTGATCATACCCTTGCGTCGACATGAAAGGCCAAGAGATATCATCGAGGATTTCCAGCGGCATTGCTTGCAGATAGCGGCCGACAAATTTGCGCCGCTCGTTCTGGAACATGGCCGCGCTCTGCTGATCCATGTCTCGCCCGTAACGTGGATTGAGCCGCATCGCCAAAAACAGCGTAAAGAAAATGTCCAGATCAGGCGGGAAAGGCATTTCGTCAGTTGCAACCTTGCCGGTCAGTCGGACCCAATCGCCAAGGTCGGCGCGGTAAAACCATTCGACATAGGAGCCGTTCACGTCGACCAGTAGCGAAGACTGACCTTCGAT